GCGATCTCGTTCAGACCGGGGGCGAGGATGCCCGCCTCGGGGTGCGCCGTCGGCCAGTCTCGGGTGTAGAGGATCCGCTTCATGTCCGTGCCTCCCTCGCCTTCAGCCGGGCCCGGTAACGCTCGAAGCCGGCCGCGGCCATGTCCTGGGGCGGCTCCTCGGCCCGGAGCCGCACTGCGAGATCCTCGAAGGCCTTCAGCGCGGTGAGGTACTCGATGGCCTTTCGGAGGCGCTCGATGCTCTCCCGCAGGGCCTTCATCTCGGCCGCCAGCTCCGGGGCCGTCATGGCGCCAGGTACCCGTACCGGTACTCGCAGGCCACCCGCAGGAAGGCGCAGGCCCAGCCCTCGAGCGCGGTATCCTCGGCGGAGCGGTCGTCCGAGGTGATCTCCAGCTTCGTGACACCCAGACTCTGGAAGCTGGCGAGCGTGGGATCGGCGATGAGCCTGCCCTCGACGTCGGCGGCGAGCCGGGCCTGGTAGGTCTCGCGGATCGTGCCCGCGGCCGCGGCGAAGGGGTTCTGGTCGGCGTAGCTCGTGGGCAGCCGCTTCAGCGCCACGACGTCGAACTCCACCTGGCCGAGTAGCGTCCGCGTCGACTCCTTCCGCCGAAGGGTGCGGTCGGGGACGATCACGTACACGACGTCGTGCGTCGGGTGGAGGCACCCGCCGTGGAAGGAGGGCGAGCGGATCACGGCGTTCGGGGTGTACCAGTAGGGACTGCCCCCGGTGCCGACGATCCCGGCCAGGAGGGTCCGGACCGCCGCCATGACCTGCTCGTGGATCGGTTCCGCCACGTGGTCACCCGATCGCTCGATCGAGCCCGCTCTGGAGCGCGGTGTCGATCGAGCCCTGGACCCGCCGCTCGTTCACGGCGAGGTAGTGGCGGGCCTTGAACCGCGAGCCTGGGTGACGCACCTTGCCCGCGAAGCGGGTCTGGCCGCCCATCTCGAAGCGGAGCATCTTGCCGCTCGCCCGCGTGAAGGAGCGGAAGCGCGCCGAGCGGCCGCCGAAGGTGGCCACCCACTCCCCTACCTGGCCGGACGTCTGGGCCAGGATGACGTGCGGCTTGGTGCTGGCCTTGCCCGGGTAGCCGACGAGGCCCTTCTGGAGCACGCTCGCATACGGGACGGGGTTCGCCTTGGACTTGCTGCCGGCGGCGAGGGCGAGGCGGACGAAGCCTTTCTTCGCCGCGGTGGCCAGCTTCGGCTGGATCACCCGGATCGTGCCAGCCAGCCGGCCGACTCGGCGCGGCGCCCGGGCGGCCGACTCGCTTCGGTCCTGCTCGAGCCCAGCCCGGGCCCCGACGACGAGTGCGTAGTCGAAGCCCGCAGCTGCCCAGCGGTCGACCTTGCGGGCGAGGGAGTCCAGCGTCTCGGCCATCAGCCCGATCCCGTGTTGTCGAGCATCCCGCGGCTGAACGCGGGCTGCGTGCGATCGGTGTCCGCGGCGGCCGTGGCCTTCTCCGACTGCCGGAGGCCCCCCGCGAAAGGAACGGCGCCGCCGACCGAGGAGGCCTCGAGCCTGGCCGCGATCGCCATGAGGTCCTGGGCCCGGGTGCGCGAGGGGCCCGGCCCGCCCGAGCTGCCCTCGAACTTCCGGGCGAACTTCGCGGCAAGAGCCCGGGCGGCGCCGGCGGCGGCGTACCGGAGACTCCCGTGGAGCGTGATCAGCCGATTGATGTCGGCGTCCTCGAGACGTGCGTCCTCCGCGGCGTTCGGGTCCGTGTCCCCGATGAAGAGTCGGACGTCGTCCTTGGGCCCGCCGCCGGGGGTGTAGCTGAACACCGGCGCTACCTCTGCCCGCGGCGACCGCTCATCGTCACCAAGAAGGTGAAGGAGGCGTTCGCCGTGCCGGCGTCGACGATCACCCACTTCACCCGCCAGGTGCTCGACACCGGGCCCTGCAGGACGCCGGCGGCGAGACTGCCGTCGGCGGGCGCCTTCATCTCCGATTCGGCCGTGACCCAGTGGGCCCAGCTTGCCAGGAACTTCTTCGCTCCGCCGTTCCCGAGGATCTGGGTGAAGTGCGCGAAGTCGTCCCAGGTGGTGCCACCGTCGGGGCTGTGCTGGAGGTACACGTCGAGCGTGTCCCCGACGTCGGTGGCCGCCGCGCTGACGCTCAACAGGAATACGGCCGAGTCGTAGAAATTGGGGGCGGGGATCGTGACGGCCTGCGTGCCGCTCGCCGTCCGCGCCGCGGACGTGACGAGGGTGATCTGCGCCGCCGCGGCCGCCGGGAAGAGGCCGGCGACCGCCAGCAGGAACGCCGAGCGGCAAAGCAGGCGGCGCATCAGAGGACGGCGGGAATGCGCCGGTAGTAGACCCGCAGCTTGAGCGGGCTGTCGCCGGTGGTGACCTCCCCGACGAGCATGTGCAGGACGAGGGCCGCGTTCGCCACTGGAGTGATCCCCGCGACGGCCTTCGGCGGCACGTAGCGGAGTGCGTCCGCGGTGGCATCGAGGAAGCCCGTCGCTTCGAGGGCTCCCACCTCGAGGCCGCTCGCGTCGGTGTACTTGACGGAGAGGTCCTCGCCGGCGGCGATGCCGGCATAGGCGGCCGCGGCGAAGTCGAGGAAGGCGACGGCCCCCACGAACACGAGCGCATAGCCCGCGCCGGGCGCCTGGACCAGGGTCCGAGGGGTCGCGAACAGCGCCAGCATCTGGGCGGCGGGAATGGTGACGTCGACGGACTTGACCTCGTCGCCGTCGACGAGGGTGAGGCTTCCGGAGACGCGCGTGCGGGGCATGGGCTACCTCTTGCGGCTCGCGGCCGCGTCGTTCTGGCGCGCGGGCTCGATCTTCCGCGGCGCCGGGATCTTCTCGGCCGCGCGCCCGATCGGGCGCAGGTACCGACGCCGGACGAGTTGGCTGGCGTTCCGCCAGTCGGAGGCATCAACCTCGGTCCCCTGGGTGAACTGGCCCCGGGGGCCGGGGAAGGGGCGAACGACCACGTGGGTGACCATGGCTGGCGGCGCCTACGCCACGACCGATGAGAAGAAGTACCCGAGATCGGAGCCGGTGACCTTGTTGTCCCAGGCCATCTCGGCCTCGATCTTGTCGGCCTTCTTCAGGTCCTCGCGGAAGCGCGACACGGCGAGACCCGGCACTCCCGCGACCCCGGCGCCGGGATTGAGCCCGGTCCAGGCGAAGGTGTAGCCGGCGGAGGGGACTTCGACGCTCGGCGACGGCGGCGAGTAGGAGAGGAGCGCGTGCTTCCCGTGGACCATCCCCATCGCCACGGTGGCGCCCTCGGCGCTCGTCGCCTTCACCGCCTTCGCCACGAGGACCTGCTCGAGCTCGAAGATCGCCGCCACGGCCTGGCGGGTGACGACGCGCGTCTCGCTCGAGGAGCCACCCATCCCCAGCCGGTCGATGATGTCGGGGTGGTTCTTGAGGTACCGCCAGACGTCGTTGCCCACGGTGATCTTGTTGGGCTCGAAGCCGGTGGCGGCGAGGATGGCCGCCTTCCCCTCCTCGATGTCGGAGATGGGATCGCTGTTGGCGTAGTCGCTCCACTGGGACGCGACGGCCTTGTCGGTCGCCCACTTCCCGGTGGTGAAGAAGTCGGCGACCCACTGGATCTCGCGCCGCAGGAGAAGCCGCTGCGTGACGAAGTCGACGGCGCCCCGGTCGAGGTTCACGTCGGCGTCGGCGTTCACCCGGTCCTGGTCGGCGACCATCTTCGCCAGCGCCCACACGTCGGCCATGTACGAATCGGTCGACATGTTGTAGCCGCTGGCGACGGACTCGGTGGCGGGCGGGCGCAGCTGCGCTTCGTCCCGGAACCAGTCCCCCTTCGTCCAGATGCGGTACTTGTTGCTCTGCTTGTCCACCGGCACGACGGGGAAGACGAGGGAGGCGATGAAGGCGCTGATGCTCTGCACGTACCTCGTCGCCATGTTGGTGAGAACCGCGTCGACGTGGACGTCGGCCCGGGTCGGCTGAGACATTGGATCCTCTCCTTCTGAACTGGCTCGGCCGCTACACGGCCAGGTAGTGCGGTCGGACGAGCACGGCGATGATGTCGCCGTCCACGGCGCCCGCTTCGAACGCCAGGCCGTAGACGAAGTCCTTGTCCGTGGTCTTCGCCACGAGCTTGCCGGCCGCGTCGGTGCCCACCCAGGCCCCGACCGCGATCACGCCGCTGGCGATGCCCTTCACGATCCCGGACTCCGGGATCTCGCAGGCCTCGCCGGCCACCGGCTTGTTCTGCAGGATGCCGATCACCTTGTCGGTGGCCGCGTCGCACAGGTTCACCGTGCCCGCGGCCGTGAGCTCGACGCAGTAGAACTGCTTCGCGACGAGGCTGACCGCGGCCTTGAGGCCGGGCAGCATGGAACCGTGCTTCTCGAAGGACATGGCCTACCTCGCTCCCTTGCGCTGCTCCTCGACGTGCAGCTTGTAGAGGTCCGGGTTCTCCGTGCAGACGGCCGCGACCGCGTCCGCCAGCGTCTTCGACGTGCCGGCCTTCACGCGCTCGGCCGCCTTCGCCTGGATGCGGTCCCAGGCGGAGCCAGCCCCGGGGGCGCCGGCCGTGGAGCCGATCTCGGAGAAGGTCTTGCCGGCCTTGATCTGCTCGCGCTGCGCCTTCAGGGCCTCAACGAGCGCCTTGTAGGACTCGGCCGGGACGCCCGCCTCGATCGCGTCGAGGTGGACCGCGATGCTCGCCGGGAGCCCCAGGTCCTCGGCTTCCTTGGCGAAGCGGCCGCGGCGCTGCTCCCCCTCGAACTTCGCGAGCCGGACCTTCGTGTCGGCCGCTTCCTTCTCCGCGGTCTCTCTCGCCGCTTTCTCGTTCGCGGCCGTGGCCGTCAGCTCCTGGACCTTCGCCTTCGCCGCGGTCAGCTCCTGCTCGCTCATGGCTTCGCTCCTCAGCCGTCGCATCGCTTCGTCGAGCGACACGACGTCGTCAATCAGACCCAGCTCCCGGGCCTTGTCGGCCACCCAGACCTGACCCGTGTGGAGGGCCTGGGCCTTCTCCTTCGTCAGCCCCCGGCCCGCGGCCAGCTCCGTCACGAACACGTCGGCCAGGTCCTTGATCTGGCGCTCCCACTCCGCGAGCTGCGCCGGCGTGATCTCGGTCCCCTCCACCCCCGCGCCCTTCAGCGGGGGCGCGCTCGACACCACGTGGACCTTCACGGCCTCTTGGGCGTAATAGCCGGAGGTGTCGTAGACGATCCCGTAGGCGCCGATCGACCCGATCTCCGCGCCCTTGTTCGCGAAGAGCTTCCGGCCCGCTGAGCCGGCCCAGAGGGCGGCGCTCGCCATCAGGTCCTGGGCGTAGGTGTAGGTGGGCTTCCTGGCATCGGCGGCGCGGATCTCGTCCGCCAGGTCGGACGTCCCCGCGGCCGTCCCGCCCGGGCTGTCGAAGAGGACCATGATCCCGACAACTTCCGCGTTCCGGGTGGCCGAGCGGAGGGCTTGACGAGTGCGGAGGGTCGAGGTCCCGCCGAAGAGGGCCTGGAAGCTCGTCTCGTACTTGGTCATTGGGCCCGTCACTTCGACGACCGCGATCCCGTCGGCCGTCAAGCCGTAGAGGGGCCGCTCGAGGCCGCTCGCCGCAGCGTCCTTCCGGGCCTTGCGCGCCTCCTTGCGGAGCGCCGCCAGGTCGGCACCCTTCGCGATCGCGACCATGCGCTCGAAGCGGGTGGGCTCAATCCCCCACCAGCCGAAGAGTTGATCCGGGCGCGCGCATCCTTCGTCCTGCGCCAGCGGTTCGAGCTCGAGCTGCTCGGCCATCACGCTCCCAGAAACGCCAAAAGGCCCTGCCTGCCGCCGCTCCGACGGGCTCTTGCCCGGAGCGACGACCGACAGGGCCTTGGGTCGATGACCCCCGGGACCGTCCGGAGGCTCTTCCAGTAACCCTACGTCAGGTGCAAGTAGAGCAAGAGAACCGGATTCTTGTCAACCCCCCTGTTCGTCTGGGTAGGTCATTTTGAGAAACCCACCGGGTTGACCCACTGCTTCGGATAGGGGGCCCGTTCGGTTTTCCACGGTCGCACGTTCTCACCACCAAGGGGTCTCTTGCCCCGAGGAAGGGAGGCGTGCGATGGCAAAGAAGTATCGCCGGAAGAAGGACTCGGATACGTGGCACTGGTGCCGGAATTGCGGCAACTGGCCCACTGGCGACATCGTGGAGCGCGACGACAGACCGGCTAGCGATCTGTGCAACGAGTGCAAAGCCAAGGAAAGCGCCAACAACTGCACGGCCGGCTAGGGGCGACGATACACCACAAACTCGAATCCAGCCGTTACCCCAGCGAAGTACAGGCGTCGGAGGTGGGACGTGTAGTCAACGCCCGCCTCCGACGCCAACCTGTCAAAGCATGCGAGACAGACCACACGATTGACCAGCTCGGGCGGGACCACGGCCCGCCATACGTCGTTCGGAACCTTGAAGTCGAAGCCGTCCGCGTTCCAACACACTTTGCATCGCTGATGCTGTAGGCCCTCAACGGCATGGGCCGCGAGCGAAGTCAAGCCGATCGCGCTATTTCTGGCTTTCAAACTGACCCGCTAGCTTCGTCTGACCGTGAAGAGAACGTCCGCCGGCCCGCTGCCGGTAGTCACCTCGCGTTCGTGAATCCCGAACTCCGAAGGCATCGGCTCCCCGCGTCGGAAATGGAGGACGATCGTCACATAGCCGCTCAACCGTCGATCCGTGAACTCCTGCACGGCGGCCTCCGCGCGGATACGAGTGGTAGCCGGCATCCAGTCCTCGGGCGAGCTTTCGCCAGCTGGTCGCCCATTGCCGTTGACGTGCTTCACGCCGCGTCGGGCCCGGGCTCGTTGTCCGGGCCCCCGGCCGCGCCCGTCCCGGGAGTCGGCCTCTCCCGATCCGGGAGACCCGCGACCCGCCGCAGGTGCGTGTCGAGCCCATCCGGGAAGAGGGCCTTCGCGCCCACGAGCTTCGAGATGTAGTCCCCGAGCGCGGCCAGGTCCGGGAGCTGCACCTCGCCGTGCTTCAGCCGCGCGATCTTGTCCGTCGGCCAGCCGTTCAGGCGGTAGAGCCGCGGGACGCCGTGGGTGTTGATCACGTCGGTGATGGAGTCGAGCCACGCCCCGAGCGAGGTCGCGAAGAACTGCGGCATGTTCGAGCCCTTGTACTGAATCGTGTTGGGCTCGCCCATCATGAGCAGGTCGTAGATCATGCTGAGCACGATCTCGCGGTGGCGCTGGGCGATGATGGCGGTGGTGTCGAACTGCCGCCGGCCGCCCGTGCTGAGCAGGGTGAGTTCGTACAGCTTGTTCGTGGTGCCCGGCTGGTACTCGAGCGGGATGACCGCGCCCTCGAGCTCGTCCCGCTTCACGCTGGTGACGATGTCCTTCGCCGCGGTGAGGGTAGCCTTTTGCTCCGGCGTCGCGTCCGACTGGAAACAGGCCGCGGGGATCCCCATCACCGGCATCCCCGCCAGGTCGCGCTCAATCCCGATGCCCTCGATTTCGAGAATCCGCTTCCAGTAGTAGTACGAGCGGTAGGCCGAACGCAGGATGCTCCGGCCCTCCGGGTTGTTCTTGCTGATCTTCGGGCGGAAGAGGAGCACCTTCTCGATCGACACCGGGCGGAGCCGGTAGTCGGGCGCCGCGCTCTGGACGAAGCCCCGGATCCCGCCATTGTCGTCGAGGGTCCATTCCTGGACCGTCTCCTGGCCGCGAATCGCGAGCTTCCTCCAGCCCACGAGCCCGTCCGAGAAACGCGACCTCATCGAGGGGTCGTTCACGTCGCCGCGGCGCTCCTTGTAGACGATCTCGAGCGGGGCGAAGCCGTAGGTCAGCATCGACAGGATCTCGCTGAGGGTGTCGGACCACGAGAAGCTCATGTCGTCGAGGCAGCTCCGCAGAAGCTCGGTCTGCCGCAGCTCCTCCTGGCCGGCGCTCGCCGGGGCCTCTACCGTCCAGCCCACCTGGCGGCAGAGCATCTCGATCGCACCGAGGCAGCCGCCGACGGCCGGGGAGTTGTCCTGCATCTCGCGGAAGACCTTCATCCCCCGGGGTCCGGAGA